TGTAAAAACTATAATGAGAGAGGTCTCTAGTTCTACTTTTGACCAATCAATTCCTATAGAGGGTTACATAGAGTCATATGAAGGTTTTGATTCTGGATATAATTTACTAACAAAATTTGGTGTAAGATCTACTGCTGAGATGAAGATTGTTATATCTCAAGACAGATATAAAAATGTAGTGTTACCTTTAGTAGACTCAGGTTTAGATAATCCAACTGACCGCCCTAATGAAGGTGACTTACTATACTTCCCATATAGGGACTTACTACTAGAAATCAAATATGTAGATGATGTTAGTGAGTTCTATCAGTTACGTAAGAACTACACATACACACTTACCTGTGAACCTTTCGAGTACGAAGACGAGGTTATCGACACTGGTATTAGTGCAATAGATGACGACATGGCGACTGTTGGATATGACGCAACTCTGAAGTTAGTTGCTATTGGTAACACTGCAAGCATGATAACAACAGTTGCCACAGGTATTATGAGGATCGACCTCCTCAATGGTGGTGTAAACTATACTGCTGACCCACGAGTCAAGATCAATCCCCCTGTTATATCCACTGGTACCACTGCAACTGCTGTTGCTATTACAACTAATATTGGATTTACTGACAGTAGAAGAGTACAGAGTGTATTCATAACAAATCCTGGTGCTGGATATACTTCACCACCCACAATTCAGTTCTTACCTGATGATGGTAAAGGAAGTGGATCCTCAGGAATAGTTGCAATATCTACCTCTGGTTCTGTTGGTCTTGTTACTATAACTAATGTTGGTACTAAGTATACAGTTCCTCCAACTCTTACATTTGACAGCCCACCTGGCGCAGGTACAACTGCAACTGCTGTTGCTGTACTGAATGATACTGGTGGAGTTGGTGCTGTGCGTATTACAAACGCTGGTTCAGGTTATGTAAGTGTTCCAAATATAACTGTCTCTGCTGCTGGAACCATAGGTGTTGGTACATTCTCCTTTGGTGAAATTATTACTGGTCAATCTTCACTCTCAACTGCATTTGTCACATCATGGAATGCTCCTTCTCTCACTCTTACTGCAAGAAATCTTGCTGGTGACTTCAGTGTTGGTGAACTTATTGTTGATAATGAAGGTTCTGCATACAGACTACATAGTATTGATTACGATGACAATGATGCGAACAACAGTGGTGATGACATCCAAGTTGAAGCAGATAGCATCCTAAACTTTACAGAGAAGAACCCATTTGGTGAAGTATAATGATAGGCAATTATTTTTACAACGAAACAGTTAGAAAGACTGTAATTGCTTTTGGAACTTTATTCAATAATATAAAGATCAAAAAGTTTGCAAGTGACGGTAAGTCTATAAGTCAGATTAAGGTGCCTATAGCATATGGTCCTATGCAAAGGTTTCTTGCAAGGATAGAACAGCAACCAAATTTTGATGATAATGTAGCAATCACACTACCAAGACTATCATTTGAGTTGACTTCCTACACATATGATCCTACAAGGAAGGCATCTCCTGTACAGAAATTTACCATGAAGTCTCCTAACGACAAGGTAAAAGTCAAGAAGATGTTCTTGCCAGTGCCATATGATATTGGATTTAGACTTAGTTTTGCTACCAAACAACAAGACGATTCTCTACAAATCATAGAACAGATATTACCATTTTTCCAACCATCATATAATGTGACAGTCAATATGTTAGAAGGAGTAGAAGAGAAGAGAGATATACCATTTACCTTGATGTCTACTACATTTACTGATGAGTATGAGGGTGACTTCTCTACTCGTAGGTTTATACAGTATGATCTAGACTTTATTTCTAAAACATATTTCTATCAGGAGGTTCCAACAGACGAGAACGGTATTATCAAGAAGGTACAAATCGATTACTCTACTGCTATACGAGCACCAAGAGAACAAAGATATACTGTTGTACCACAGGCAACTAAGGATTACAACGAAGATAAGACTGATAAACTTACAGAATCTATAGATGTGAAGAAGACTCTTGTAAAGGTCACGTCTGGTGCATCATTCTCTACAGGTGGTTATATACAGATTGGTAATGAAGTTATGCGTATCAAAGAGAAGGATCTGAACAACTTGGTGGTTGTCCGTGGTCAGTATGGAACTAAGATTGCAGAGCATAGCAATGGTGATATTATAAATCTTGTTAACGCAGTCGATTCTGACCTCATTGAAATGGGTGATTCCTTTGGATTCAGTGAGACTAGATCGTTCTTTGACGCAGATGGTCAAGAGTGGAGTCCTGCATTAGGAAATGACGTATGACAAAAGATTATGATCCGACTGACAGTGAGACAACCTCATTCAGTCCTATTGATGAAGCATTAGAAGTAAAAGCAACAGATGTTGTAAAAGAAGCAAAAGCAGTAAAGAGAGTAAAAAAAGATCAGACACCTAGAGATGATTTTGAATACTCTCGTGCACAGTTATACAATATTGTAGAGAAAGGACAAGAAGCAATGAATGGTATTCTTGATGTATGTCAAGATACTCAACACCCACGTGCTTATGAAGTTGCAGGACAATTGGTCAAAGCAGTAGGAGATGTAACTGACAAAATTATTGACCTACAAAGGAAAATGAAAGATTTAGAGAAGGAAGATAAACCAACACAAGTTACAAATAATTCTTTGTTTGTTGGTAGCACTGCTGACCTACAGAAGATGATCAAGAAAGGATTAGCAGGTGCACCACCCATACCTGTGCCAGAACCTAAGACACCTAATATAGACTTATCATCTATAGACGTTGATAGGTCTCCATAAATAACAAAGAAGATAGAGAGTGCTATGGGCGACACCTACATAAAAACTGATAGAAACAAATATGGTCTTCCAAAAGGATTGAAGTCTTCTGGTGGCGGGAAGAAGGATGGAGGAATAAGCACAGATACTTTCAAAAAGATGAGAAATAATCTCACCATGAGTTTTGATTATGAAAATCTTGATGAACAAATCAGAAGAAATATAAAGAATCCTAAGTATAGAAATGCAGATGGGTCATTCAATAAAGAAAAGTATGATGCTGACAAGGGTGGTGTAGAAACAAAGAAAGGTGCTGGAAGACCACGTAATAAGGGTGGTGCAATTGTAAAATCCCAAAGTTCTTCTGTAACACCAGCAACAAAAAGTGAAATAGTAAAATCAGGTAAAGGTGAAATAACAAAAAGTAAAGGTGGAGATATAGTAAAATCTAAAGGTGGGCAACTTGCTAAGAAAGAGAAGAGCACTTCTAACAAGACAGAACCTGGCAAACCAAAAGATGATAAGATTAAACTTACCAAAAACAAACAAAGTTTAGGAGTAGGAAAGGTAATGAAAAAAGCAGGACCTTATGTCAAGGCAGCAGCAACAGTAGCAAAAGTTGCATACAAAGGTATAAGAGCTGTAGGTGGTGCATCTAAAGCATTTGATCCTAAGAGCAAAGGATGGGAGTCATATATACAAAGAACTACTGATAATATGATAGACTGATGCCAACATCAAGTGACATCTATCTTGGTAATCCCAATCTAAAAAAAGCGAATACTAAGCAGCAATTTACTGAAGAACAAATTGTTGAATTTATTAAATGTAAAAATGATCCAATATATTTTACAGAGAATTACATTCAAATCGTCAACGTAGACGAAGGACTTGTACCTTTTAAAATGTACAAGTTTCAAAGAAAATTACTGAGTAGATTTCATAAGCATAGATTTAATATTTGTAAGATGCCACGTCAGACTGGTAAGTCTACAACTGTGGTTTCGTATCTACTACACTATGCTATCTTCAATGATCAAGTAAACATTGGCATCCTTGCTAACAAGGCAGCGACTGCAAGAGACTTACTTGGTAGATTGCAACTAGCATATGAAAACTTACCTAAGTGGATGCAACAGGGTATCATCGCTTGGAACAAAGGATCAATGGAACTGGAGAACGGTTCTAAGATCATAGCAGCATCTACTTCAGCATCTGCTGTTCGAGGTATGTCATTCAATATTATATTCTTGGACGAATTTGCATTCGTACAAAATCACCTAGCAGATGACTTCTTTGCATCTGTGTATCCTACTATATCTTCTGGTAAATCTACGAAGGTTATAATAGTTTCCACTCCACATGGTATGAATCATTTCTACCGAATGTGGCATGATGCAGAGCGTGGTCAGAACGAGTATACTCCCACGGAAGTCCATTGGTCTGAAGTGCCAGGCAGAGATAGGAAATGGAAAGAACAGACTATAAAAAATACCAGCAAACAACAATTTGCTATTGAGTTTGAGTGTGAGTTCTTAGGATCTGTTGATACTCTTATCAATGCAGCAAAACTCAAGGCATTGGTGTATGAACAACCTGTAGAACAAAATGGAAAGTTGAAAGTTTATGAGAGACCGTTTGGAAAACGTGATTATATTGTGACAGTGGATGTGGCGAGAGGTGTATCAAAAGATTATAGTGCGTTCATAGTAGCCGACATTACAGAGTTTCCTTATAAGATTGTTGCCACGTATAGAGATAATGAAGTCAAACCTATGTTGTTCCCATCTATCATATATGACGTAGCAAAAGCATATAACAACGCATATGTACTATGCGAAGTAAATGATATAGGTGATCAGGTAGCATCTATACTATTCTATGATCTTGAATATGAGAATTTACTCATGGT